GAAAAGGCAGACCCGGACAAGCTATACAGCATGGAAACGCTGGTCAACCATCACGGCCTACAAACCGACATGATCTGGCATCAAGTCCTGACAAAAATCGGGACCGACAAGATCGAATACCTCATTGCTATCCTGCGGCGAGGAACCAAGCTCACCAAACCCACCATCCTCCTGTCCACCATTCACGGGGCAAAAGGCGGAGAGGCGGACAACGTACTGCTGCTCACGGACCTCTCGCCAAAATTTGCTACCGAATACGCCAAGAATGCGGACAACATCAACCGTCTGCTTTACGTGGGCATAACCCGGGCGAAGAAATCACTGCACCTTGTGCTGCCCAAGGACCATACGAAAGCCTTTCGCTTATGAGAACCATACCCCTCTTCCCGGCTTACACCGAATGGGTCCCCCCGGAGACGTTCCCCGACCTGATTTCTGCCAAAGAAATTGCCATTGACCTAGAGACGTGCGACCCGAACCTCGAACACTTCGGCCCGGGCTGGCCCCGCAAGGACGGCTATATCGTTGGCTATGCCGTGGCCGTTGACGGCTGGAGCGGTTATTACCCCGTGGCCCATCAGGGCGGCGGCAACCTCGACAAGGGGCTGGTTGAGCGCTGGATCAGGAAGGTCCTTGCGCTGCCCGCGGACAAGGTCATGCACAACGCTGCCTACGACTGCGGCTGGTTGATGGCCAGCGGTTTCAAGGTCGAGGGCCGCATCATCGATACCATGCTTGCCGCACCGCTGGTCGACGAGAACCGCTTCTCCTTCGCGCTCAACAGTCTGGGCTACGACTACGTCAAGGAAGTTAAATCGGAGGCTGGACTCAAAGCAGCCGCAGCCGACTTTGGTGTACATCCCAAAAAGGAACTTTGGAAGCTCCCGGCCATGTATGTCGGGAGCTACGCTGAACAAGATGCCTCCCTAACCCTCAAGCTCTGGCACCAGATGAAAATACAGATGCGCGACGAAGAGGTGGAATCCATCTTCAACCTTGAGACCGACCTTCTGCCCGTCCTGCTCGGAATTACCTACCGAGGCATCCGGTTTGCTTCGGAAAAGGCCGAAAAGCTTATTGTCAGCATGGTGGCCCGCGAAAAAACCCTCCTCTCCGCCCTGCGAAAAGAGTGCGGAGGACCCATCGACATCTGGGCCGCTGCCGGTATCGCCAAGGGCTTTGATAGGCTGGACATTGAATACCCCCGCACCACCACCGGCCTGCCCTCCTTCACGCGAAGCTTCCTCGAATCCTGCCCCCATCCCGTGGCCAAGATGATCGTGGAAGCCCGCGAACTGAACAAGACCCACGGAACCTTTCTCCAACCTTACTTGGATTTCTCCCGCCACGATGGACGCATCCACCCCCACATAAACCAACTCCGCTCCGACGATGGCGGGACCGTGACCGGACGCCTCTCCTCGGCCAGCCCCAACCTCCAGCAAGTACCCGCCCGCCACGAGATCATCGGCCCGCTTGTACGCTCCCTCTTCCTCCCCGAAGAAGGGAAGCTCTGGGCCGCTAACGACTTTTCCTCACAAGAGCCCCGCCTGCTGGTGCACTACGCCACCCTGCTCGAGCTCGACGGGGCGGAAAAGATGGCCGAGGCCTATAAAACCGACCCCCATACCGACTTCCACCAGATGGTCGCAGACATAGCCGGGATCAAGCGCAAACAAGCCAAAACCATTGGCCTCGGTCTCATGTACGGCATGGGCAAGTCCAAGCTCGCCAATGAACTGGACCTACCCCTCGAAGAAGCCGATGGCCTGAGCAAGACCTTCCACGCCAAAGTTCCTTTCCTGCGCGGAACGGTAGACGCCGTCATGCGCCGTATTGGGAACGCCTCCTCCAACGGCTCCATCCGTACACTCCTCGGACGCAAGTGCCGCTTCCCCCTCTGGGAGCCCATGGAATGGGGCGTGAACAAGGCCCTTCCGCGCGAAGAAGCCGTCGCGAAGTACGGACAACGGATCAAGCGCGCCTATACCTATAAGGGCCTCAATCGACTCATCCAAGGTTCCGCCGCCGATCAGACAAAAGCGGCCATGATCGCCCTCGAGCGCGCGGGCTTTCACATCCTGCTTCCCATCCACGACGAAATTGCCCTTTCCGTCACGGACCGCGGCGAAGCAGAAGCTGCCGCCGCAATCATGGCCCAAGCTGTTCAGCTCGAGGTCCCTTCCCGCGTCGACGTGGAGATCGGACCCTCTTGGGGAGAAGCGAAATGAAAACCATCATCCACGTCAATCAGCACGTTATCAAACGCAACCGCAAGCTCGGAGAAACTAACCCGGTCCTGACTGTCAAAACATACAACAGCAACACCTACGCGAACGAGGTCGAAATACAAGGACCTTCACGCATCGTGTACTCACCCGATAAACCGCTTTCATGCGGCGCGCGCGTCTGGATCGAGACCCACGCCCCTGTTGTTCTTGGGAGCAGCCATGGATAAAACAGACGAGATCATCGAAACGCTGATCAAGGAACAAACCGAAGCGCTGCTGCGCAACCGACAGGAGCTGGCAAAGAGGCGCGAGAACGAAAAGGAAAGGCTGCGAGTACTCCGGTTTGAGGAACGGCAAGCCCAACGGGCACTCGCCCCACCCAAGAAAAAAGCGAAACCCCCCAACCAGCGCGACAAACGCTGGGCCGGAATAATTGTTCGCGAGGTCGTACACGCCAAACTACGCGAACTATCCAAGTTCTACAGCAAGCCCGTCACCCGCATCGTAGAAGACTGGACAGACGAAGCGTTCACCAAGGCCCTTAAAGAGATGGAAAAGACCCAACAATAAACCAACAATAAACCCTGATTAATTCTGCTTGCCTTTTAAAAAATAGTTGTGATATGCTTTCTTTGTTCGTCGCTGTTGAACAAGAAAGAAGAAACCCTTAACCCGTATCAGCATGGAGAAAGTTATGCCAAAAGGTATATCCCGCAACCCGCGCATCGACAGGCGTAGAAAGAAGAACCGCACTTCCACGACTGCCACGACAGGGTTTGTCGAAATTGGACCCCCCATGACCTTTCAACAGGCCATGCATTCCGTTACTGCTCTTACCAACTCTGCAACGGATAGCGTCAACCACCCTCCCCACTACACCGTGGGCGGAATCGAGACCATCGATTTCATCGAAGCAAAAAACCTGAACTACCATCTCGGCCAAGTAATCAAATACATTACCCGCGCTGAACACAAAAACAACTTTCTGGAAGACCTCAAGAAGGCCCAGTGGTATCTCAACCGCGAAATTGAAAACAGGAGCAAGATATGAGCGACGCAAGCATGAGCAGAGAGGACATGTATCACGTGTTCAGGCAACTACCTACCCTCAAACTGGAGGAGTTCGCAAAACGTGCAATGGTTCAAGCAGAAGCGCGCAAACAGCGTGATGCGCTCAAGGACAAACTCGCCGACATCATTGGTCTGTGCGGCATTCACGACGTAGTCAGGATGCTCGCAGAACTGGCCGATGACAAAGCCTACCTCACGCAAGACCACGACGATGACCTCATCTGCATGGTCCTCTCGAAAACTGAAAAACAAATCTGGGGCCTCACCCTCTCTCAACAACATAGTCAACAAGATAGGACTAAAGATCATGGCCAAATGGAGCTCCCTGTGGACCTTACCAATGAACCAAGAACAACGCGCTAAAGCTATCCAAGCAGCGCGCTTTACTCAACCTTCACGGACCACGAGCAAGGCAAAACAAGCCCCTCATTGCCAACCATTCAAGATAAAAACCGATCCAACAAGCTCCACATAGGCATAACCAGAAAGGAAGAATGAGCCGACCAAACAGTGCCCGACCGGGCAACCGTAATGCGCGCCGCAACGAGGCATCGAAGTCAAAAGAATGCACGTGTTGCGCGAAACACCAACCACCCGACCATTTCTACTTGACCAAATACAGGACGCTATCCTCATGGTGCAAAACGTGTCAGCGGGAAGCGCGGAAAATCAGCGCGTGGAAAAACAAACTGTTGAAGACGTCTGTCTGATCGCCCGAAATGCCATTGATCGTATCGGCGAGCTTGAACGAGCATTAGAACGAAGCAAGCGTTATCAGTCGAGGATGGCGAAGTACCGCACGACATGCCCGAAATGCGGGTCTACTAAAAAACAGAAGGAGTGCAGGAAATGCATCGCATAAAACTGGCCGCGGGATTGAACCTCGCATCGGACGGTGAATGCTTTACCCCGACGCTTACCAACGAGAGCAAAAAGAAATGGATTGACGACCACGATCTGTTCATTGCCAACGGCCGGACGTTTGCGCTGGTGGACACCTTTAACTGCGTCTACTTTATGGACTGCATAACCGGCAGCTTGTACCAGTTTGGCGAATGTCTGACATCCACCGAATTGAAATACAACGGCTTCCGACGCGACAATGACAAGGCCGCGAAGGTGTTGATGGCCGTGGAAAAGGTAAATCATGCGAACGCTCGCTGAAGCTTGTCTAAGCTATGCCGAAGGTGACGACTACCACGTCACCTTGGACCTGCTTACCCGAGCAGGGAGTCGACTCATCGAGCTGGAGGCCGAGTGTGCCCTGTTGCGGGCGCAGTTGTTTGAGGCGCAAACAACCTTTGAGGCATCAAAATGACACTCCTCGGTGAGACGCCGTACACAAAATGCTTTGTGCGTAACGAATTCCTGTTCGACGAAAAGCGGGGTCACGGTGAGTTCACGCCAGCCGTGGTGTTTGCGTTCCGCGCCGAGCCAGCGCGTGTGCCGATGTTTCAAGTGATGCTTGACAGCGGCGCACAATGGGCGCGGGTGCCTATCCACATGATTTGCAGCAAGCCCTGCGCCCCGCTACCGATTGAACAGTCCTGCTGGTGGGATTCTTACGGCTACGACTTCACTGTTGTTGCGCTACCGTTTTTAAAAGGTCACGCGGTCACGGCACTTGGCAGGGACGGTCAGATACGCAAAGGGAATTATCTATTCACGGTGGACTGGATGAAAACCGGCTGGAGCGAGGTGCCAGATCAGCACAAGAATCATCATGTGCTCGCGCTTGAGTCGGGGGCGTGGATCGCGTACCCGAATAACAGGCTGGTGTGGCAAGACCCGTCGTGGATTACACCCTCTCCGAATAAAGAGTGGCAAACACCTACCCGTATCTATTCTGTCGAAGGGAAATGAAATGAATGTCAAAACTGAGTACAGCAGAGATGAGGGGGTGAGCGTTGTTTTAGCAGTGCAGCTATGCATTTTAGAAGGGTACGATGCGGATGCGCTCTCCAGAGAAGTTGGGAAGCTGACCTTCCTCGTTGGGTACATGCTTGAGCGTATGCCGGAGGATGTGCAGTTGGAGATTCTTAATGCTGTTAGTTACCGAAAATGGATCAGGGGGGAAGAATGAAAGATGAATACGCGGCTGGAACACAACAACTGAGTGCTTTTAGCCAAACAATCATTGAGGGAACCCAGAATGCGCTCTATCCC